CGGGTCATTCCGGGGGGCCCAACTCGGCGGATTCGAATCACGGGGCGCGGTACGTCTTTCGATACAACAAAGTGTACGGACTCGATGGGGCGATGGGCCACGGCGTCCAAGGGACCAATCGCGGGACGCGCCTCATCGAAAACTACGGCAACACGATGCGCGGGGTCGATAACGACACCGATTGTCCCGGTCGCACGCGCGCGGGGACGGTGCGGGTGTTTCTCAATCGCTGCCTCGGGGTCTGGGCGTCCTCCCATCCGACGATTGATACCCAGCGACACTCGGAAGATCGGCCAGCGCCGGGCCGGTGCAATGGCCTCTCCACCTACGATATCAATGCCGCCGTCGATGGCGTCCAGACGCCGACCTATTGCATGGATCAGGTGGGGCGCGGGATCGATGCGAGCCCCCGCTGGTCATCGACGAATCCGGGCCAGGCGCTCGTCCCGGCCTATCAATGGCTGAATACCCGGCCCGATGGCACCTATTCCACGGCCTGGGCCGTGGTGAGTGGCTCGGTCGATCCCGTCGCCGCGAGTCCGGCGCCGACGACGAGCTCGGCCACGATCGAGGGCTGCGTGACATCGCTCATGTCGCCGACGGTCGGGTTTACGATCCGGGTCGGCGGGGCCGACGTGTTCCGGCGGATCGAGACGCGTAACGGCTGCGCGATCACGTTCGAGGCGCTGGCGGCCGCGCCCGATGCGCCTGGGGAGGCGCGATTCGGATCGCGGGCGTTTCTCCGGGAAGGCCGCGATTATTACAGCTTCACCGAAACCTTTACCGGGGCGTCCGGCGTGGGGGCAGGACCGCGATCGGCCCGGCCGGCGACCTGTACGCCGGGCGTCGGGTATTGGTCGACCGATCAGGGCGGCAACTGGAATCGCGCGACGGCCGCGCCGAACGATGGGACGCTGGACGTGTGCGCGAGCGCGAATACCTGGCAGGAGGCGGCGTATACGCCCTATCGCTACCCGCATGACGATCAGGAGCTCGAGCTGGCGCCCCGGCCCCCCGATCCGTGTGGCTGTGCGGGGCGCTATGCCGTAGCCACGTTAGCTATTGTGGGATTGCTCCTCGCGATCGGCCTCTATCTGGTACGCGGGGCGGTGAGCGTCTGAGAAGGGCGGCCATGTTGTTTCGTGGGGATGCGCGGGCGGGGCGGTGTTGACGGTCGGATCGTTGTTTGCCGGGATCGGCGGCTTCGATCTGGGCTTTGCGCGGGCAGGGTGTGAGATTCGCTGGCAAGTCGAACTCGATCCCTTTTGCCGGGCGGTGCTCGCGACGCACTGGCCGGACGTGAGGCGCTACGAGGATGTCCGACAGGTTCATGGGCCTCTGGCCCACACCGAGAACGACCGATGGGGAACGCGGCGGGCGGGGGGATTTACTGGCGAAGGTGCGAGGCTATCAGATGGCGCACAACGGCACGGGGAAGCGGCGCATGTGGCCGACACCGAACGCGATGGATGCCACGGAAATTGTATTGTCGCGAACCCCGGTAGCACACTACGAACGGCAAGCGAAATTGAAGGCCCGCAATCCGCGATTGAACGAATTGCAAATGCCGTTGGCGTGTGCGGTCCAGATGTCGGATGCGAATCCTGTCTCGAGCCAGTTGACGTTATTTGCGGAGGCTTTCCCTGCCAACCCTACTCCCTGGCTGGTCGCCGGCTGGGTGCCGCCGACGCGCGGAACCTGTGGCCCGAGTTCATCAGACTCATTCGCGAGCTTGGACCCCGATGGGTCGTGGCGGAAAACGTGCCAGGGCTACTCTCAGCTGACGCTGGACGGGTCTTTGGAGGAATACTGCGAGACCTGGCCGCGAGCGGGTATGACGCGGAGTGGGACTGCCTACCGGCTTGCGCCGTCGGCGCCCCTCACCGGCGCGACCGCCTCTGGCTCGTGGCCTATCCCGTGCGCGGAGGATGCGAAGAACGTGCCCTATCAGAAGGGCAAGGACGGCGTGACGCGCTATCCGATGCTGTTGGGGGCGGTCGATCCGGCGCGGATGTGGCCGACGCCGACGCAGTCCGACGGGATGGGTGGCCCCGGATCTTCGGGACGGGATGGGGGCGAGAACTTACGGACTGCGGCGAATGGCGCGTTGAACCCGACGTGGGTCGAGTGGCTCATGGGGTACGCGCTCGGGTGGACCGTCTGCGAAGCTTGGGGAATGCGATCGTCCCGCAGATTGCCGAATGGATCGGGCGGCGGATTCTCGGGAAGGCACTCGATCTCGAACCTGACGAGCTCTTACAGCCGGTGAACGGGGCGAAGCGGCGGCGATGACGAGCAAGCAACCGCCGCCGCTACCGCCTGACATCGAACCCCGTCTCGCGCGTAAGATGGGCATGATCGAGAGCCTCCTTCGCGGATCCTGGCGACGGCGGTCGTGAACGCGATCAGGCGGGATGAGGCCGAGCAGGGCACGGCCGCCGGAGCCGAACGGACCCGCCGACGACACGTCGGCCTAAAAACGCCGCTCTCGAAACATCAGACGATGCTGCAGTACTGTGCCTATCCTGGCTGCTCGCAGCAGGTCTCCCGCGGACGGTGTCCGGCCCATGCGCTGCAGGCTGAACAGGCGCGGCCCAACTATGCCGTGCGTCGCTGGTATCGCACGGCCCGCTGGAAATACCTGCGTGCCCAGGTCCTGCGAGACGCGAACTATACCTGTGCTCAGTGTGGACAGGTCCGCGTCGAGCTCGACGTCGACCATCGTCTGAAGCATGACGGAGATGTGCGGCGCTTCTGGGATCGCACCAATCTCCAGGCGTTATGCCCCTCCTGTCATGCGGTGAAAACCGCACGCGGTCAGTAGAACCCCCGGATGATCCTGGAGGAATCCTGGTGATCCCCCGGGTGATCCTGGGGGGGTATCCAAAGGTTAGGTAAGTCCTTGACCACAAACCGCGTGGGAGTCGATTAAACTGCCGGTCAACTTTTTGGCGTAGCCTATTCTGGCAGTTCCCCCAATGGCCAGCCCGTATCGCCTCTCGGATGATGAGCGGCAGCGGCGCGGGACGTGGCGCAAAGACCGGCCATCAACGCCCACACTGCCCGCCGTACCCCGATCGGTCGTCGTCCCAACCCCGGAGCCTCCCCGGCATTTCGCCGCCCTGGCGGCCCGCTATCAGGCCGACGTCCTCAGCGGCAAGGTCATCGCCGGGAAGTGGACGCGGTTAGCCTGCGAGCGGCAGCGGCGGGACCTCGATCGCGGCTGGGCGCAAGATCCGACCTGGCCGTACCTCTGGGATCGCGACGCCGTGCAACGGGTCTGCGCCTTTGTCGAGCAGCTGCCGCATGTCGAGGGCAAGTGGGCCACACCGACGATCCATCTTGAACCGGCGCAAGTGTTCCTGTTGGCGTGCCTCTTTGGCTGGCGGCAGGCGGCCGATCCGACGTGGCGGCGGTTCACGACGCTCTACTGGGAACTCGGGCGGAAAGGCGCGAAGTCGACGTTGATGGCGGCGATCGCGCTCTATCACCTGCTGGAGGAAGGCGAAGTCGGGCCGCATGTGATTTGCGGCGCGACCACGGGCAGTCAGGCGCGCATCGTCTTCGACATTGCCGCGGCGATGGTCAAGAAGGCGCCGCATCTGCGGGCGCGGGGCCTCGAGGCCTATCAGCACGGCATCCGGTCGGAGGACGGCTGGATGAAGCCGATCAATGCGAAAGCCTCCACGCAGGACGGGTTGAATCCCAGCCTGATCATTCTCGACGAATCGCACGCCCAGGATTTCGCGCTGCATGATGTCCTGAAGAGTGCGCAGGGGGCGCGGGCCAATCCCTTGCTGCTCTGTCCGACGACCGCCGGGTATGACACGCTGTCAGTCGGCTATGCGCTGCGCACGACGCTGACGAAGGTGCTCGAGGGAACGCTGACGAATGAGCATTTTCTCGGGATGATCTACTCGCTCGACGAGGGAGACGACTGGCGCGACGAGACCAACTGGCACAAAGCGAATCCCATGCTCGGGATTGCGCCGCGACTTGACCAGTTGCGGCGCCAGAGTCTCGATGCGCAGCAGACGCCCTCACTCGAGGCCGAGTTTCGCGTGAAGTGCTGTTCCGAATGGCAGAATGCCGCCGCGACCTGGTTGTCGATGACGGCCTGGGATGCCTGCGCGGATCCCACGTTGACGCTCGAGCAGTTCCGCGGGAAGCCGTGTTGCGTCGGTGCCGATCTCGCGCAACGCGACGACCTGGCGGCGGTCGCCTTGCTCTTCGAAGACGGAGACACCCTGGTCGGCTTGGTCCGGTGCTACGCGCCAGCCGAGGTCATTGCCGAACGGGCACGCGTCGTGCCGGAGTATCGGCGCTGGCAGGAACGGGGTGATCTCATCGTGACCCCGGGGACGATGATTGCCTACGGGCGCATCGAGGACGATATTCGCACCTGGACGAAACAGTTCCAGGTGCGAGATCTCTGTTTCGACCAGTATGGCGCCTTTCACATGGCGACCACGCTCTCGGCCGAAGGCTTACCAGCCCGCACGGAGCTGAAGAATGCGCGGACCTGTACCCCGGGCGCCCGCGAGCTCGAGGCGCGCGTCAAGCATGGCCGCTTCCGGCATGATGGGAATCCCTGTCTGCGCTGGATTGCGTCCAATGTGGTCGTGACGCGCGGCATCGATGATTCGATCGTGCCGAAGAAGGATCATCCGGATTCGCCGCTCAAGATCGACGGCATCGATGCGCTGGTGTCGGCGATTGGGGGCTGGCTGCGGCAGCCGGCGCCCGCGACCTATCAGCTCTACGTGCCCACATGACGCCCAAACGCCGCGGGCGCCCGCCGATCGATCCGACCGACGGCTCGATCCGCGTGACGGTGACCTTACCCGTGAAGCAGTACGACGCGCTCTGCAAGGTCGCCCAGCAGCAGGCCGAAAGCCTGCCCGAAGTGATTCGCCGCTCGCTCGAGCGCGGGTCGAATAAACGCATCAACAAATAGACACGGCGGCCGGCGACCGTGCATCCTCTCGACACCATCCCCGTGGACAACGACGCCCGCGTCCTCGAGTGTCCGGTCGTGATCAAGGCGGCCGACGCCACGGGGCGCCGCTTTGCGGGCGTGGCGTCGACGCCGGACATCGACGCGCATCACGAAACGATCGACCCGCTGGGCGTCTCGTTCACCAATCCCGTTCCCCTGCTGCTCCATCACGATCAGCGGATTCCGGTCGGCAGCGTCACGTTCGGGACGCCGACCGACGACGGCATTCCGTTCACCGCCGAGATTCCCGACATTGACGAACCAGGCGATGTGAAGACAGCGACCGATCGCGCGGCGCATCTGGTCAAGTACGGCTTGGTTCGCACCGTGTCGGTCGGCTTGCAACCGCTCGCGATCGAACCACTGAAAAATGGGGTCGTGCGCGTCCTCAAGAGCATCTTTCGGGAACTCTCGCTCGTCACCGTTCCGGCCAATCACCGGGCGGCGATTACTGTCGTCAAGGCGGCGGATGTGCCGCCTTCATGCGCCATCCCGGCGCCGAAGGAACGCCCTATGAAGACTGCTGCGGAACAGATTACCGACTGGACGACCAAGCGCGCCGCGCATGTGACGCGCCAGCAGACGTTGATGAGCCTGGCCGCTGAAGCTGGCGTCACGCTCGGCGAGGACGAGGCGAAGGAGCACGACGCGCTCGAGCTCGAGATCAAGAACATCGACGGGCATCTTGAGCGGCTGCGCATTCAGGAGCAGCGGCAAGCGGGATTGGCGCAGCCCGTCGTCACGAAGGCCACCGCGTTCTCGCCCTCAGCGGTGAGCGTGCGATCGCGCCTGGAACCCGGCCGGATGTTGGCGCGCGCGATGCTCTCGCTGGCGGCGACCAAAGGGGACCGGGGCGAAGCCGCCATTTTCGCGCAGCGGTACCACGACACGCCCGAAGTCGCGCTCTTTCTGAAGGCAGCCGTCGCGCCGGGCACCACGACCGATGCGGCCTGGGCCGGTCCGCTCGTCGCGACGCAAAACGTGTCGGGCGAATTCATCGAACTGCTGCGGGCGGCGACGATCCTCGGCAAGATTCCGAACCTGAAGAAAGTCCCGTTCAACGCGAACATTCCCTTGCAGACGCTGGCGAGCACGATCGGCTGGGTCGGCCAGGGCGCGCCCAAGCCCGTCAGTAAACTCGGCTTCGGATCGATCAACTTGGGGTTTGCGAAAGCGGCCGGGATTGTCACGATTACCGTCGAGCTCGCGCGCTTCTCGGATCCGGATGCGGAACGGCTCGTACGCGACGACATGATCGCGAGCATGG